GAGCAAGACAACCCGGACATGCAGAGGCTGGTGGATCAGTTCAAACTATTCACCCTGCAGTTGAAGTACCCAGCCGATGGTCCGGACTGCATCGAGGGGGCGAACAGGATACTCCTTGACAAGATGTCGGAGCTCTTACCTACCGATATCATCAACGTTAAACAATTCTCAACCAAAAACAAAAAGAGACTATGAGCACTGGCAACTTCATAGAACTGACAGACTACAAGTCGAGCATCCACGACGAGATCCTGGACGCATTGACCCGCAACGACGACGAGATAGTAGAGGTGTGCGAGGACAGAGCCATCGCCGAGATGAGGTCTTACCTCTCCGGGCGATACGACTGCGACTCCATCTTCTCAGCAACTGGAGCCGACAGGCATCCTCTTATTCTCATGATGGCGTTGGACATCGCCATCTTTCACATCTTCTGTGTGCACAATCCACAGAAGCTATCACAGATGCGCAAGGACCGCTACGATAGAGCCATAGAGTGGCTTAAGGCCGTATCAAAAGGAGACATCAACGTAGAGGGCGCTCCTACAGTATCAGCCGAAGAGGCGAAGGAGAACGACGACCACATTCTTGCAAGCAATCCACAGAGATATCATCACTTCTAATAACAGATAGTCATGGCAAAGAAGAACAAGATCACACAGGGAGACTCAAGATCTCCGCACATCATACAACTCACCACGCCTCGGATCTTCAACATCGACATTGCGGACTTCGTCAACAGTGTGCGCAATGCGATCAGCGTGGACTTCTCCCGCAGAGTCAGGCTCTACGATCTGTACGAAGACATTCTGCAGGACACGCACTTGGAGAGCGTGATCGGCAAACGCAAGGCTCGATTGCACTCTGTCCCGATCCGTTTCAAAAAGAAGGATGGAGAAATCGACGAGGAGATGGACGAAGTGATCGAGAGTCCTTGGTTCAGCCAGTTCATCGACGATGCGCTGGATGCGAAATTCTGGGGCTTCTCCCTCTTCCAGTTCGATAAGGGGAAGGACGGCTTCATCTCCTACCAACTCATCAACCGCAAGCATGTGGATCCGATTGATAAGGAGATCCTGCACACGCAGTACGACTTCGACGGCCTTCCGTTCGACGAGTTCTACAACCTGCTCCTCGTCGGCAAGGAGCGTGACTTGGGATTGTTGGCGAAGGTCGCACCATTCGTGATCTACAAGAGAAACAGCATCGGAGACTGGTCGCAATATTCGGAGCTCTTCGGTATGCCTATCCGGGAGTACACCTACGACGCTTCAGACAATGACGCTCGCCAGCGCCTGCTGAACGATGCGAAGGAACAGGGCGCGGCATCTGTCTACATCCACCCGAACGACGCAGGCATGAACCTCATCGAGGCAGGAGGGAAGTCTGGGAGTGTGGAAGTCTACGATAAGTTCGTGGACCGATGCAATGCCGAGATCTCCAAGTGCGTATTGGGCAACACGCTCTCCACAGAGTCGAGCGAGAACGGCACGCAGGCCCTCGGGACTGTGCAGAAGGAGGGAGAGGATGATATCTCCGAGTCAGACCGCCGCTATATCCTCGACATCCTCAACTACGAGGTGACGGACATCTTCAGCGCCTTGGGGCTCAACACCAGTGGTGGCAAGTTCATCTTCGAGAAGGACGAGGACGACGACAAGGAGAAGCAGATGCGCATCGTGCAGGGTCTGTGGCAGATGGGTCTGCCAATTTCTGACGACTATCTCTATGAGAAGTTCAATGTGGAGAAGCCACAGAAGAGCAGCACTGCGCTTAAGAGAGAGGAACCCGTTGAAGATCCTGTCGGTGGAGAAGACCCTCTACAAGAGGGACAGGAGGGTCCACAACAGGATGAGCCGAAAGGGGAAGAGCATCCTGACGGGAAGAAGAGCCCCACTAACAAGAGGAGCCGTTCTCTGATCGCCCGCCTGTTCACACGATGGACTGATTTTTTCGTCTAACGCCACTCCATGCGGGGTGGCGGGATGTTGACCTCAGTTCGCCATTAGATCAGCTCTACTTCAACGGCGATCCTGAACTCCTTGCCGAGTCGTTGCGTGATTTTAAGAAGAACGGAGGGCTTAAAGGCTACAGGATGGTGAACGACGAGAATGTCGACGCTATCATTAGCGAGATAGCCGGATTAGACGATGACCAGATCAGTCCGACCCTTTATGACACCTATTCGGAGAACCTTCGCAAAGCGGTCGACCAAGTATTCAAAAGAGACAACAATAGTGGGATGAGCGACCAACTGCGTGCGAATGTGTCACGCTTTGCGGCCTACAAGGCGATGTACATCACGAAAGAAGTGCGTGGGGAACTCGGCAACGACTTGGATAAGGCGGCGCACATATTGAGAACGGCCAACCGCACACAGGCGACGGAATACAATACTACAATCAGCAGATGTAGGACCGCAAAACAATTCGCAAAATTCAGTGCGGGAGATAATGCCCGGTTGTTCCCGAATCTTAGATGGTTGCCGTCACGTTCCGCAGACCCGAGGGAGGCTCACATGCTATTCTACAATAAAGTATGGTCTAAGGACGATGATTTCTGGAATGAGAACACACCCGGCTCCCTCTGGAACTGTAAATGCGACTGGGAGGAGACTGACGACCCTGTGACAGAAAACAACCCCCAAGGAGATAAATCCGCACAAGGTCTGCGTGGGAATCCTGCGTCCACAGGTGAGGTGTTTTCCAAAGACCACATATACATTAATCCCAAGGACGCAGATATGCTTGTTGACTGCTACTTCAAAGACGATAGATCCGAATTAATGATTAGTGCATTAGCCGACAAAACAGAAATCAGTGACAATATTTCGACTGGCAGAATTTTATCACTGCACTTCAATAAGGTTTCTATTCGACCTCACTTGCAGGGCAAGGATGTTCCAAATCCAGAATTTGAAATAGATGGGCTAATTGCCGATGCGAAGAGAGTAAAGTCGGAAAAAGGCATATCTGATGCATTTAGATCTGGGAAATCGCAAGGATGCCAAATCATCATTGTTGATTACAATAAACACAATGTCAAAATAACAGACATCACCTCCAGAAACCTTGGAAATAGACATGAAGATTTTATCAATGGGAATATCTCTTATTGCTATATCGTATCAGGTAAAGACGTCATACAAATTGACAACTCAATATTTCTCAAGCACAAAGATGTGGCCGACAAAAAGAGGAAAGCCATTTTGATAAAGGAAGACTTGAGAATTTACATAAAAGAAGCGCTACAAAAAATGTAACGCTTCTTTAAGCAAGAGGGGCTTGACGCATCGCGCCCTTTGTAATTGCATCACAAATATACAATTATGACGCTAAACACAAAAAAAAATGCGAAAAATTTTTTCCATCATCCACCGCTCCGGGTCTGCCGGACACTTCGTCGCAGGGTTCGTCCTCGGACTTGTCTCTGTGTTGCTGTCCATACTCTTCTCCATACTGGAGGCGGAGGAGTGCGAGGACAACGACATCGAGGTTGATATCAACGGATGTCTCTTCGTTGTGTTCGGCGGCATGATCGGGAACTTCGTTCAACTGGCATTTATTCTGTTCTTAACTACTATTCAAGATGGATTTTAAAGAGTTCAGCGAGGAGTTCGCTCGGCACCGCATGGAGGTAAAGAAGCTGATCCACGAGGACCTGCCCAAGAAGGTGGGGAACCTCGCCGTATCTCTGTTCAAGAGGAATTTCAGAGAAGGCGGATTCTTCGGCGAGAGGTGGAAGCCATCCAAGAGGTTGAGCGGTACGCGAGGAGCCGGGAGCCGACGGATCACCCTCACTGGGACTGGCGACCTCGGCAGATCCATACAGTACGAGACGAGCGATGCGGAGGTGACCATCTTCTCTGATCTTGAATACTCCGCCATCCACAACGAAGGAGGAGACCTATCCCCTCGTGTGACTCCTAAGATGCGCCGATTTGCCTGGGCAATGTTCTACAAGAATGGAGGAGGAAGGAAGGCCGCCCAGCTGACGGAGGAGGCGCAACACTGGCGAGCGATGGCCATCACCAAGAAGGAGACGCTAAGGGTGCATATACCTCGCAGACAGTTCCTCGGCGAGCACCAGACACTGCAGAACGCCATAGCGGACAAGATATCCGACGAAATGTACAATACTCTAACAAATAAGACATGATCGATCTATTCTACGCCATCAAGCAGAGACTGTCCTCGATAGAGGGCATCTCACTCATAGACGAGAACTGGGGGCAACTCACCAACTGGGAAGACGGCTACCCGGTCACCTATCCGGCTATCCTGATAGACGCTCCGACCGTGGAGTGGACATCCTCGACGAGGGAAGAGCAGCGGGGAGAGGCCACCGTGACGGTCGCGCTCGTTATAGATTGCTACCACGACACTCACTACGGCAGCACGCAGGAACAGGAGGCGAGCGAGCACATCCAGCTGATGGATACCGTGAATGCGATGTTGCATGGATGGTCGGCCGGAACAGGGTGCGGAATGCTCTGCCGGAAACAGACCCGCATCTATTCTGACGAGCATGCGGTAAGGGTCTACGAGAACACATACGAGTGCAAGATCGTGGACGCTATCCCTATCGAAGTGGAGGGCACAATGTCCGTCGACACTGTGGTACAGGACAAAGGATAGCACATCCTATCAGGAACAAGGAGGGGGATCAAATCGCTGACATCAGCAAGATGATCCCCCTTCTTTATCATTTACCATTCGCCTGGCGTCAGGCGGATGATTAGAACAGGTACTGCACGGTCGCCTGAGGATGTGACTCCTGGCGCTTAGCCGGCACTTCGGTAGGTCGGTAGAGATACTGGAAGAATGTGCGCTCGCAGATGCCGAATCTCGGCTTGATGATGTTGCGGTACACCCACTTCTTGCATCTGTCCTGCCTGTGCGGCTCGTAGTGCTTGGCGACGATCTCTTGGATCTCCGCCGCCTTCTTGGCTGTAGATAGATACATGTTATATAAATGATTGGTTCGCACAAATATAGCGAATATCACAACACAAACAAAACCGCACCCATCTTCACAGACAAGTGCGGTCGGAACAAAGTAAGTAGTGATATGAGAGTTACTTCTTCAGTCAGTACGGCATCGTGTCGATCACGTACTGTATCATGATCAGTGCCGCCTCAGCCATAAGGAACCCGATTAGGACCCCGATGCATAGGCCGATGCATCCGACCACTCGTTTCTTTACAACGTGTCTCATGGCTGTATCTCCTTTCTTTTTCTTTCCGGCAATGGACGGGTGAACTGGAAGCTCGTGCATTGGTCGATGCGGTCATAGAGAAGACTACAGATCTTGTCTCCGATCCTCTTCATCTCGTAGAACTGCCGAATGCGATAGATCACCGACGCATGGTTCACCCTCATCAGCTTGCCAATCACTGTCACCGGATATCCCTCCTGATAGAGAGCGTAGCAGATGGCAGCCTTGCACTCATAGAATGGATGACTACGCCCTGTCTGCTCCGACGAGCCAGCCACCATCCCCAAGCAGTTCTCGTATCGACGCACACGCTTGTAAAATTCGCACTTATCAGTAAGGATATCACGTTTATAGTCCACCATCATTGTCATATTAATTGTTTACCTAAATAGATAATCTCCAGATCAGTCTCCCAGAACCCGCAACCGGCGTACTCTTTGAGTGTTGTCGACTTCGTTCCCTGGATTAGAAAGTAAGCCCATCGGCTTGTGTCTCTGCGGGAAGGATAGCCGAGTGCGAACTCGACTATCGTTTTGCCCCTCAGACGGTCTTTGTACGAGGCGGAGCGGTATTCCTCCCTTTTCTCCCCGCTCAGGATCTTGTCCCAGTATTCCTTCTTGAGGTGTAGGGTGATCACTTCGCCCCTACGTCTCGCCTCTTCAATCAGTCGTACGGTGGCAGGTGTCATTCGTCGTCCTCCTCGTCGATGTCCGTAACGTCCTCGTCATCGTCCTTCTCCATCCGCACGTTGTTGTCCGGTAGGATCTCAACGTAGACGACCTCCTTGCCAGTCCAGTAGGCGTAGAACCGTTCTATCCTCGCTCCCCAAGACCGCTCCCATCCGGGGAGCATTGCGATTGCGGAGCATCGTCTTAAGATGGCAAGGTCCTTGCGCATGTAGTAGAACCAGCTCTTGCCCTCAATGAAAGGAGTCTCCTTGAGAGGATTGACAAGTTCGACATCCTTTCCGACGACCACCCGCAGGAGGCGCT